ATTTTAATTTTAAATAAATTTTTTTAATAACAAAGTCATTATCCATGTTTAAATATACTTTTTTTTTATCATATAGAACAGAGTTATTTAAAAGGTATGAAGGCCTTTTTAGACAAGATGAAATCGGAGATGACGACGAAGAAGTTAGAACCGGAAGACTTACAATAGAAGATGTAATGGCTATGAATGGTGAGAAAAGGAGTAAAAAGTGGAGTTGGATATCTATGATTTATAGTTTATGTAATGGTGATATAACAAAAACAAATGAAATTGTTTCTAAACCATTTACTGAATGTTTAATTTGGATGTCTTATGAAAAAGAAATGAATATAAAAAAATAATTGATATTATGACATACAACAATATAATAAAACTATTTAAAGATATATCAGAAACCAATCCATTCATAAAAAGATTTGGCTCAGGTGAGATGAATGAGATAGAGGTAGATGGACCAACATCACAACTTTATCCACTAATGTGGATTACACCTCAATTAGTTGATATAAACGAAAATTCATTAGAATGGACTTTTAGATTAATGATATTTGAGATTGATGATATAGATGATAGTAAACAACAACTTATACTTTCTAATTGTTTGCAAATTTTAGTTGATGTTATTAAAACATTCAAACATGAAATTGATGATGATGTTACAATATCAACACCTTCTTCAGCAATACCATTTACACATAGATTTGTTGATTATTGCACTGGATGGTATTCAGATATAAAAATAATAACAAATGCGGATAATTCTCCGTGTGATATACCAGGATATTAATATGAACGAGAACATATATGATAAGTTAAGTAAATTAGGAGCTCAAATTATAAAAGAGATGGGTGATATAATTAAAGCTAAAGGAGCTGTTGCTTCTGGTAATTTATTACGCTCATTAGATTATGAAGTTAAGTTTGAGGGTGGTGTATGGCAATTACTTATTGAGTATGAAGATTATGGTTATTTTGTTGACAAAGGTAGAAATCCTGGTCGTTTCCCACCAATGCAAAATATAAAAAGATGGATGTCATTAAAAGGAATTCCACAAGAAGCACTTTGGCCAATTATGGTTAAGATAAAAAAAGCCGGATTTTACTCAAAGATGGTTGGTGGTGTTGCTCTTTCAAGACCAAGAGGTATTCACTTCACTGACCCATTTACACAAAATTTAGACCTTAGAAAGATAATTAAAGATTTTGAGGGAATGATAGTTGCTGATATAGAAAATGAAATTGTAAAAGATATCGTCTCATCAACTGGTAAAGACGTAATAACTGTTTTAAAAAGATAAAAAATAAAAAAAAGAAATGATTACTATACTTAATAGACCATATGATGGATTAACCACTAAAATAAACCCTGTTTATAATGGACTTGGTTTTGTTGTTAATAGTGATAAAAAACTTATAACTAATTTTAAATATATTGCTGAGATATATGTTAATTCTGGTAAGATAGGTGAATTAAGACATAATCCAGATATATCAGCTAATAATTATGGTCAATTTGATTTTGGTCGTGTTATTGAGAATTATATCTCATATGATATAGCTCCAACTATTCCATCAACATCAATATCAAATATGAGTAATAGTTTAGTTCCTTATTACATTAGATTTGGTGAAGAATTTTCAAGAATTGGTAGTATGACTTCAGTTATAAGTTATTCAGGAGCCACATATACCGGTAAACTAAGAATAACAGTATCAGGAACACATAATTTAGAAACAGGTGATAGAGTTTTATTACAAGGACTTTCTGTAAGTGGTTATAATACTTGGTCTAAAGTTTATAAAATAAATTCTAATTCATTTATAGCTACTGACATAACATATACAACACCAACAAATGTTAATGATGCTTATTTTATATCAGGTGAAGAAATAACACTTTGGTCATCATATGTTGGTTCTGATGGTGCTAATTATTTACAAATAAGAACCAAATTAAATTCATCTTTTAATGTTGGTGATATGATACAGGTTAGACAAGATAGCAAGAACACTTCAGGAACAACTGTTGCTGTTGTAAATTCACAATATGAAAATACTGAATGGACTATTACATCTAAAATAAACTCATCAACATATACTACATTAAAAACTAATATACCATATGGAGCAGCAGTTGCCTCAAATATCTATGGTTCAATTATATCAAGAAATAATTTTGTTATTTATAATTTACTTTCAACACAAAATGATGGCAGCTGGGCTTGGAATGGAACTAAACAATGGGATGAGGTTTTAAGTTGGACACCATCACCATATATTTTTACATCATCATCATCACATTTTTTAACATCTAATCCTAATAAAGAGATGAATGTTTGTTTAAGTGATTATTTTACATTACCATATTGGGGATTGAATATAATTAAAACAGCGGATGCTACAAATTATGCTTCTAATAAAATTAGAATTGAAACTTGGTCTAATCCACCAGCTTCACCAACATATGCAGCAACATCAATAGCATCTGATAGCACTATTACTTCTACGAGATTAAGAGTTCAATATGCAGGAGCTAATATAACATCTGTTATGACTGCTGGTTCACCAATAACATTTACACATTCAGGTGGTTCAATATCAGGAACTATATTAAGGTCTTATTATTCAGGAACTACAACATATGTTATTACAGATATTGCTTATTCTGCTTATACTGGACCTAATTCTATAACAATAATAAAACAAGTAAGAAGATATGATAGAACACCAGCAAATTTAATGGGTCAAATAGGAGTTGGACCTGCTAATTTAAACTTTACAGAGATTAATGATGGCTCTTGTTATGAGTATAAAGTTTTTGCAATTAAATATGGAGCTAATAACTATCTTTATACAATTAAAGGTGAGACTTGGACATTTACTTTAGCTGATTGTAACTGCAAGCCAAATATAAAACTCGTTTGGTTAAATGAATTAGGTGGATTTGATTATTTTACATTTGATGGTCGTGTTGATAAAGTTAGAAATATAGAAAAGAGTAATTTTAAAAGAAGACTTAAATCATATAAAAGTGGTAGTGGTTATACATTTACATATGGTGATAGAGGATTAACAACTTATAACACTCAATCATTTGATGTTTGGACTGCCAGAACAAGATTTTTAACACAATCTGAATTAAATTGGTTGAGTTATATTTATGATAGCACTGAGGTTTATATTCTTAAGGACAATGCCACATTATTACCAATAACTTTAACAAATACTGATGTGCAATTATTTAATAAAAATAATGTAGGTGATATGGGTAGATTATATTATTATACAATTGAATTTAGACCATCAAATGATAGAGTAATTCAAAGAGGATAAAAAAAAGATATATGATGAATAATATACAAATAAATGTTAAGAATTCAACTGGTAATATAGTTGGTAAATTAGACATAGGTGATGCAGAAATTAATTTAGTTTATCAAATTGCTGATGTTAGAGAACCTGATAAAAAACAATCTAACTTCTCATATCCATTCACTATTCCTGGAACAAAGAATAATAATAAAATATTTCAACAAATATTTGAGAATGGATTTTCATCTTTTCAATATAATCCTAACAAAAAGTTAGATGCTCAAATTATATTAAATGGTAATGATTTTTTTAAGGGTGATTTGCAATTAAATAAAATTAACAAAATAGATAACAAAATAGTTGGATATGAAGTTACTATTTATGGTAAAATACCAAGCTTCTTTGATAACATAAATGATTACGAACTAAAAGACCTTATAGACCTATCAGATTATAACCATCAATATACAAGAACTAATGTTATAAGAAGTTGGGAAACATCTATTATACAGAATGGTGTTTCTGTGCCATTTGTATTAGGTAATGGTTATGTTTATCCTATGGAATGGAGAGGACAAAATAATCCTCAATATTGGAAGGTTGAAGACTTTAAGCCATCTATTTATGTTAAGACTATATTTGATAGAATAATTAATTCACAAGGATTTACATATCAATCTAATTTTCTAAATTCTAATTACTTTAGAAAGTTAATAATACCTTACAATGGTGATGACCAAATTGAATTAACTGATGACCAAGTAAAACAATTAGAAGTATGGGCTAAATATCCAGCACCACCTAATAGACCAATTATTACTGTAGTTGGCTCAAAAACTGGTCAAGTTTATAATAATAATAAGTTAATATTTACTGATGATACAAATGCTCCTGCTGCTGATATTGGAAATCACTATAATCCAGTAACTGGTATAATAACTATTCCTAAAAACGGTAAGTGGAATTTGACATCAACAGCAAGATTTAGTTCAATTTTTACTGGAAATTCAATAGACAATCCAGGAACCTTATATAGTGAATTAAAATTATTTGGTGGTCCATTAGAAGGTGTTTATAAAATGGTTGATGTTGATAGTGGCGCTGTATTAGCATCAACTGCATTTACTTTCAATTGTCCACAAATTGATGGTGAAAAACACTCAACACCTATTATATCTGAAATACAATCACCTAATGTTCAATATACTGGCTTTTTAACTGCTGGTCGTAGATTTGCCTGTTATTTAGATTTTAGAACGACTGGTTCAAATTATACTTATAAAACTAAAAGACAAAGTGGTTTGCTATGGATACAGGAAAATACTCAGATTGAAATTAGAGTTGAGACTGTTCCATTAGGTCAATCATATAATCCTTTTGATGCACCAAGATTAATTTTAACATTAGCTGAAAAGAATGTTTCTGAAGATGATAATTTAGATATGAATTGGTTTATACCGGATATTAAAGCTATTGATGTTGTTAATGAAATTACAAAGTTATTTAACCTTTATTGGACATCAACTGGTGATAAATCTTTTAGAATAGAACCAAGAAATGATTTTTATAATCCAACAGATATAAGAGATTGGACTTATAAGTTAGACAATAATGAAACCGTAAATATACAACCACTTTATGACCTTTCGGCTAAAGAATATAATTTTTCCTATGATGAAGATAGTGATTATTATAATGAAGATTACACAGAGGTTTATGAAGAGGTATATGGCTCTAAAAAGTTAGAAATAGAAAATGATTTCATAGTTGAAACTGTTGATATATCAAGTAAATTTTCACCAACACCAGGTGTTCAATATTTAACAACTGATAAAGTTTTACCTTCTTATGTTAAACAAGAAAATGGTTTAATGCAAAGTTATTCACCTAAATTGAGAATTTTATTTTATGGTGGTTATATAGCAACGACTTCAGCTTGGAATTTTAAAAACCCATATACGAATATAGTAATAGCTCCTAATTTACTAAAATATCCTTATGCTGGTCATTTAGACCAACCATATAGTCCAAATTATGACCTTAATTTTGCTGTTCCTAAGAAACTTTATTTCAATTGGGTTAACATGACAACTAATAATGTATTTAATATGTTCTGGAGAGACCATATTGAGGAGGTAGTTGATAAAAATTCTCATTTATTAACAGCAAGAGTTATACTAAATGATTATGATTTAATTAATTTAGATTTAAGATGTCTTATACAAGTTGATAATGTTTATTATAGAATTAACAAAATAACACATAACCCACTTACTGGTGAAGCTGAGGTTGAATTATTCAAAGCTAAAGATTATATTAGAAAAGCTGGTAGTGTAATAAACATAGGTTCTAATGGTAATGGTGGAGCAGGTGATGGAACTTTTCCTAAAGACTGGGTAGTTAACTGGAGGTATGAAGAAGCAGCATCACAATTCACAACAACTCCATCAGGATTTTTAATTGAAGCTAAATGGAGAATACCATATGTTAGACCAAATTTTGAGAAGATAAATGAAAGTAGTATTTTCATACCAATAGAAAGCACAACAGTATTGAGTTCACAAACTGAAGGTGTAGCTTTATATAAAAATGCTTTATGGAATAAATCAGGTCAATCTTGGGGTGATGTAAAACCAAAAGCAAGTTTTTATCCAACTCAAAATAGAGATGTTAATGGTAATTTTTATTCACCTCAATCAGCTCAAAAAGTTATTGGTGAATTTAATTATGTTGACCCTTCAGCCTTTGCTGTTGAAGTAAAAGGTTCAAATAATGTTATAATGGAAGGTGTCTCAAATATAGCAATCACAGGTGAAGGAAATATAATTCGTTCTGGTATTAGAAATGTTACAGTTGTAGGTGATAATCAAACAATTACAGAAAGTGATACTTCTTATATAAATGGAGTTGTTATTAAAGCAGGTCAGGTATCTAAAAAGACATCTATTGTTAAGTCGCCATCAAATTCAACTGGCGTTGATGTTTGTGTAGTGTCTGGTGGTAAAAATTCAGTAATGGCTTCTAAAATATGGAGAGGATAAAAAACAAAAACTGGAACTATTATATTTAATATAATTAAAAAAGATAAAATTTAATATGAGTTGCACAACTACAGAAGATATTAGGATAATAATGAAATATAGCACTATCGCAGGTGCTACACCAACAATACCTGAAAGTGATGACCATACTGATGGAACTTGGTTACCAACTGACCTTTATATTGGTGAATTCTTTGTTAATACACAAGATAATTTAGTATGGATTAGAACAGAAGCAGGTATCACACCAGTTGGTTCAACAGCTGGAACAGCATCTTTTATTGGTGATTATGTTCATATATCAGGTGGAACTTATTCAGGTCAAATATATGCACCTACGGTTTCAACTACTGATTTAGTTTCAGTTTCAATTGATACTACACAAATAACAGCTGATTATTTTTATGGTGGAACATTTTCTGGTGATGGTTCATTACTTACAGGTATTATAGCATCTTGGACTGGTGGAACTGTTTCTAATCCTGTTTATTTTACAGGTGAATTTGTAGCAAGTGGTGATACTTATTTAGATGGTGATATTAAAACTAATAATTCACTTTTTAATTTTACTGCTGGTCTTACAGTATCTGGTAACATAACATCAAATGGTGTTTTTTATGGTGATGGTTCTGGTTTAACTAATCTTCCAACTGGAACTTATTCTGATATCTATACTATATCAGCAACATTATCAGGTAACGAAATACTTTTTACAAGAAACGATAGTTCAACATATCAAGTTGATTTAACACCTATTTTAGCAACCGCTGGTGTGGCTGATATGTATTGGAATGATGCCGTAAATACATTATATTTAGAATTAAATGATGGAACAACAATTGAAACTGAAATAAACAGTTTTGATAACATATCCGCTTTAAATACAATATCAGCACCTGAATTTTATGGTGGAACATTTTATGGAACATTTACAGGAACATTCTCTGATGATATTTACACAACAGGAGCTTATTTATCAGGCTCAACTGCTATTTTTGATAGAAGTAATGGTTCATCATATTCTTTAGACCTTTCTGGACTAACAGCAAGTGGTGGAACAACTTATCAATTTATAACAGAAGATGTTCCATCAAAAGGATTTACAATTTCAATTACTGATGGTTCAATTACTAATTTTATTAATATAGATGCGCCATTAGCAACGACTACAATAAAAGCAGAAGATGGAACTGATATTTCTTTTATTGATTTACAACCATATGGAGTTTTAACATCAACTGATAATGGCACAGATAACTCATCAGTATATTTAACTCCAACTTCTGTAGATATAAATTCAACTAATGGCACAAATACTGGTCAACTTGATATCACAGATACTATTTCATATTTAAGTCAAGATAACGCAACTGATAATCATATATTAAAACACGATTTAACAGGTGAGGTTCCACACTCTGAATTAACAGTTGAAGATGCTTCTAATCAGTCAAGATTATGGGTTGCTAAAAATCAAACATATTTACAATCAACAGATAATGTGGATATGGGTAGAGTTACAGCAGAGCCAAATTATGTTGAGATGACATCTTATGATAATACAACAAATGTATCAGCAATAGGTGTTGAACCAACTCAAAACTCATTAAGTGTAACAGATGGCTCTAATACCAATCAAATTCAGATGTCATCAACAGCATCTTATGCTACAAAAATAATAAATTATGCTACTGATTTATCAGGTCAATATGAAGCAAGAACTTTAGTTGATAAAGGATATATTGATGGTTTAGGAATTGGTGTTATATCAGATACTTATGCTAATATACAAACATTAAAATCTACTGATGATTTAAAAGCTGGTTCTGTTTATCATATCAATGATAAAGGTATTTGGATTAAAGCTATATCAAATAATAAACTTGATATTTCAGGAACAAGAGTTTTACCTGTTATTCTAAATACTATTTATGAAGGTTCGGTTCCAGCTGGATATGGAACTTTTCAAGGAACTTTTTATGATTATGACGGATATACTCCTGTATTTAGTAATGGTGATTATTGTATATGGGGTGGTAAAGTTTGGTTAGCGACACTTTCAGGTGGTGCTACTTTATCAACATCTATTGTAGATGCTTTTGATTTAGATACTGTAGGTGGAACTTTAAACCCAATAGGTTTTACATTTTCTGATTTTTATACAGATTTTATATTTGATGTTGATTATGATTTTGATAATGATAAGGTTATTAATCAATGGGATTTAAGAGGAAATCATATTTATTACTCTGATGATATTGCGTTAGATTATTCAGCAGCAACTGATTGGGGTAATTCAAGAATATTTAATAACTCAGCTTGTGGTATATTGAATAACTCAGCTAATATGTATATCTTCGGAAATAAAGTTGATTTAAGAATTGATATGAATTATGGAAGTAATTTATATTACAATACTGCTAAAAATATAAATGGAAATTTCTGTGATGAAATAATGTATAATGTTGGCTCAGGACCAATTACAAACAACAAAGCTACTTCACCAACAAATATGCTTCAAATAAGAGATAATAAATTCGGTGAGGTTGGTATTTATAACAACATAGTAGGAAGTTATATTAGATTTAATAAAGTAGATAGAATATCAAGTAACACAGTTGATGCGATAGTTGAAAATAGTGGTTTAATGATATCTTCTAATATAGCAAATGCTATAACTGAAAATAATGTTAGATTGATAACATCAAATAATATGCCTTCAGTTAATATAGGTGGTAATATTGGAACTAATTATAGCAATAATACTTGTGGTGGTTCTATATCAAATAATAATGTTAATATAGTTGCTGCTAACTCACATCAATTTGTTATTGAATATAACACAGGATGGTCTATTATTAGTTGTGGAGCTAATGTTGGAACTGTCAGTCATAATATAGTTAATGAAATTGCTGATAATAATAATACAGGTGATATATCAAATAATTCTATTGCTAATATGATATCAGATAATACAAATACTGGTAATATAATCAATAATATATCAGTTAATATTATGAATAACACAAATACTGGTAATATAGTGGGTAATAATACTTCTGGTGATTTGTATAATAACTCAAATGTGGGTAATATTAATTATAATAAATGTATTGACATATCAAATAATAACTCAAATGTTGTTAATATCTCTAATAATATAGTTCAAGATGGTATATATGATAACTCAAATACAGGTGATATAATCTATAATATAACAGAGACAATAAATAATAATATATAGTAAATATGGGAGATATTAAGTATAATAGAACAGGTCAAGCCATAATAGGAACATCATCACTTGATGGCAGCTTAAATCAATTACCACAAAATATAGGAACAACTGGTGATGTTTTAACAGTTAGTCCAACTGGTAGTATAGTATGGTCTGCATCAAGTGGTGGTGCAACTCCTTCATTAGCAGATGTATTATTAGCAGGAAATACTACTGGTGATACTGATATTATTGTAGGAGCATCACATTATGTTAGAAATTATGATAGCACTGCTAATATTAGATTTACGGATAATATTAGATTTACAAATACTGATGGTGTGATAAACACTTCAGCAGGTATTGATGAGAATACAATCTATCATCAAGTAAGTGATGGTGTAAATTCTTCTAATATAAATTTATATGAAACTAACATTAATATTGGCTCATCTGATAATATTAATAATGATGCTGCTATATACATAGCTCCAAATAATTATACTGTGAGTATAGGTGATGAGAATTATTCAGCCTTAACTTATTCTAAAATTGATATGTCACCTACGTCAGTAGTTGTTACAACTAACGGTGCTGGTGTGGAATATGCGGCTGATTACTCAGCTGGATTTACAAATCGTTCTTTAGTTGATAAAGAATATGTTGATACTGTTGTTTCAGCTGGAACATCAGGAACATCAGGCACAAGTGGTTCATCAGGGACATCAGGTTCAAGTGGTTCGTCAGGAACATCAGGTTCAAGTGGTTCGTCAGGAACATCAGGTTCATCAGGCACAAGTGTTCCTATCACATCATTGAATTATCAAAAATCAGGACCTGGAACTTCTGCTACAGCTATTAATAGCATTAGTTCAAGTGGTAAAATGATAAGTGCTGATGGTGGTTTTTATTTCACACCAGTTGATACCGGACAGGTTTGGATATCTTATAATTTAGGAATTGAGACGACATTAGGAGCAGATGCTCATATAGAAATTAGATATGGAACTGGTTCAGCTCCAGCAAATGGTGCAAGCGGAACAGGAACAACAAGTTCAATAGTTTCTTATTCATATTCTGGTAGTGGATTTAATGATGCTGTAAATCCAAGTGGTATTATAAATGGTTTAACATTAAATACACAATATTGGTTTGCTATTTGTGTTAAATCAACCGGGAGTATAAGCATAACGTATGATTATGTTAATGCAAGTATTGCTGAATTAGGTGGTTTAAGAGGAACTAATGGAACATCAGGTTCATCTGGAATAAGTGGTGCTAATGGTTCATCTGGAACAAGTGGTGTTGATGGGACATTCTATGGTTCATCTGGAACAAGTGGTGCTAATGGTTCATCTGGAACAAGTGGTGTTGATGGGACATTCTATGGTTCATCTGGAATTATAGCACCAGCAACACAATCAACATATCCATTTTATAAAACAAATTATCCTGTTTCTACATTTTCACTATCAACTTGGACTACTACAAATGGTGCAACTTATTTTACTATGATGAATTTATCACCGGGTGAAATAATAAATGAAGTTGCTTTTTATATGTCGGCAGCATCACTAACATCGGCAACCGTGAGTGTTGGTTTATACACAACTACAACGGATAGTGCTGGTAGATTATATCCTAATACACTTGCTACAACACTTGGAACCGTAACATCAACAACAACTGGTAGAAAAACAATCACTGGTATTAATTATACAATACCATCATCAACAAATGGTATTTATTGGGTCGGTGTTGCTGTTCAATTTGTAGGAACATCGTTATCTTTATCAGGGTCAGCAAATTCTGCATTTTTAACTTACTATGCTTCACTTGATGCCACAACAATGCAGAGAGTTGTTTTGGTTTCTGCTGCAGGTTCTATATTACCATCAACAATTTCAATAAGTCAATGGTTAGGATATTCACATATTACATCAAATACATTACTTATAGGTATGAGACAATAAATAACATATAATTATGAGACAGATAAATATAAATGAATTTTTTGAGAGACAGGAAGATGGTTCAACTATCTTAGTTAGAGTTGAAGAAACTGAAGTTGATATTAAAACTACAGAAGAAGAAATTGCTGAAAGAGAAGCTGAAATATTAAGAATATATCAGGAAATACAAAGTTTAAGAGGTATATAATGAGTTTAAAAATAGGAGACGATAATAAAAGATATTTACTAAAATGGAATGGAGTTTCAAGTGAATTGGAACTCCTTACTTATGACTATACAACTTGGAATGCTACTTCATCTCAATATGATATGGCATTAACTTCAACTAAGATACTCTCATATACAACACCTTATTTATATGGTTATGATACTGCAACTCAAAGTAATCCAACAGGTTCTATTGCTATTCCTATGACTTTTAATACGGTTACAGCAACACATTCTATAAATATAATAGATGGCTCAAAAATATATTTTGAAGAAGCTGGAACTTATAATATACAATTCTCTGCTCAATTTGATAAAACAGATGCTGGTGATGATGAGGTTGATATTTGGTTTTCTAAAAATGGAAATGATATACCTTGGTCTAATAGCACAATCACCTTACACGGGAATAATGCAAAAGCACTCCCATCTTGGAATTTTGTTGAAAATGTAAATGTAGGTGATTATATTGAAATATATTGGTCATCAGCAGATACTGATATGAGGATTTTATCACGAGGAACACAATCATCACCTGATAGGCCACAAACACCTTCTACTATTATAACAGTTTGGCAATTATATACTCAATACATAAAATAAAAACAAAAGACATCGTTCTTATATTTTATAAAAAAAGTCCTTATATATGGCTGAACAAATAAACATTAAACTCTTAATAGATGCTGCTGAAAGTGCTAAAACAGTAGCAGAAACTAAAAAAGCATTAAGAGACCTTAAAACAGCAGCATTATCAGTTGAAGAAGGTTCACAAGCATTTCAACAAATTACACGAGCATCTGGTGAATTACAAGATAAAATTGCTGATTTACAAGCAACTACTAAATTCTTTGCTAATGATATGAGAAGGTTAGAGGGTCTAACTGGTATAGCAGAAGGTATTGCTGGTGGATTTGCTTTAGCACAAGGAGCAGCTCAATTATTTGGAGGTGAGAATAAAAACTTAGAAGCAAGTTTAACTAAATTAACTTCTATTATGTCTGTTCTAAATGGACTTCAAGCAGTTGGTAATGTCCTACAAAAAGAAAGTGCTGCAAGTTTATTAATACAAAACACAATAAGAAAAACAGCTATTGCTTTAACATCCGAACAAGCTGTTGCTGAAGCCGCTGAAGCTGTTGCTGCTGGAACCGCAACCGTAGCACAAAGAGCCTTAAATGCTGCTATGAATGCTAATCCAATTGGTATATTAGTAACTGCTATTTTAGCTGGTGTTGCTGCTTTGACATTATGGACTTCTAAGTCTGAAGAAGCTAAGAAAGAAGAAGAGAAAAGAAAGAAAATAGCTGAACAACAAATAAAACTTGAAAAAGAAAGAAGAGAATTTATATCAAAGGAAAGTTCAGATTTTACAACTTTGATTTATCAATTAAAAGCAACTAATGTTAATTCAACTGAAAGATTAGATTTAATTAAAAAGATTAATGAAGAATATGGAACGACATTACAAAATCTACAAGATGAAAGTAAATTTCAAGAGCAGTTAAATGGTGCCGTTAATGATTATATCGCTTTACAATATAATAGATTTATATTAACTAAAAACCAAGCTTATATTGATAGTCAAAATGAGAAAAAGTTTGAGGCTACTGTTAAAAAGAATAAAGCACTTGCTGAAGCTGATGAATTAGTAGCAAAAGGTCTTAGAAGAAGTAGAGAAGATGCACTTTCTTATAGAGAGGATTTAAGAAAAATTATAGCATCAGCTGATAAAGATATTAAAGAAGCTGAAAATGCCTTAAAGAGTTTAGGTAATAGAAGAAATGAATTAATTAATCAACAAAATCAATTAACTAATAACGGAACAAGATATGTCAAACAAACAAAAGAAACAACAAAAGTAACAAAAGATGAGACAAATGCTGTTTATGATTTAAGTGAGGCATATGCTACATTAGCTGAAGAGGTAAGAGATGCTAATTATGATATCAATGAGATGGCAATTGGTGATGCTCAACAATCTGTTGATAAAATGGTTGCTCTGAAAAAGTTAGAAAATGAAAAGATATTAGCTGATTTAAAACAAGCAAATGCTGATAGGTTAAAGTCATTTGAGGATGCTTATATTGCAGAAGAAAAGAAATTAAAAGAAAATGCTAAAATATCAGAAGATGTTTTAAGACAAAGAGCTCAAAGTGATGCTAAATATAAAGAAGCTGTAATAACTTTTTCACAAGAAGAGGCTGATAAAAAGAAACAACTTGAGGAAGAAGTAACACAATTTGCGGCTGAAGAACAATTAAGAAGATTGGCATTATTAGAACAATATACAAAAACAATTTTATCAACAGCTGAATGGAATAGATTTTTATCATTTACTGAAAAAATAGATATGTTTTATTTCAAGAGAACAGAAGAAAATGCTAATAATTTTGCATTTGGTTTAAAGGTTGTTAATGGTCAATTACAAAAGATTAAAGAAAACTTTGAGACATTAGATGGTGAAACATTTCCTCCAATAGTAGAAAATGTAACCGCAGTAACACAAAAACAATTAGAAGAAGCTAAAGGATTTATTCAAACAACTATAGGTGAGAGTTCATCAGCTATTGATTTACTTGCAAGTATTTACCAAGGAAAATTAGAGAAAATAAATGAAGTAACCATTAAGATAAATGAAAATCTTAAAAAGGGTGGTGAAGCGATGACATTTGCTATTGAGCCAGTTGGTCCAGACCAATTCGGGTTAGATAAATTAATAATGAAATATGAAGACCAAGCAAAGAAATTAAATGACGCATTACAGGTTCAATATACAGAATTATTACAAAGTGAAGGTGAAGCATATGATAAAAGTTTATTTGATGCTTATACTAATTATCAAGAAAAACTATCATTTGCCGGTGATAGTGTAGAAGAAAGAAAAAAGATTGAGGATGAGTATATAAAAGAAACAGAAAAGGCACAAGAAGACCATAATGATAGATTATTATTAATAGATGTTGCTTATGGAAGGGCAACAAATGAACAAATGGTTGAAAACTTTAAAAACAAAAAGGACAAAAGAGATGCTGAATATCAAAAACAACTTGATATTCAAAAAAGGTTCAACCAAGAATTATTAAATTTAGAGGCTCAAGTTCAACAAGGTCTTTTAGATTTATTTATACAATATCAAGAAAAAAGAGGTAGAGCTGCACAAGATAGATATGATGCTGAAATTGAAAGAATTGACGCTGAACAAAAGAAATATGAAGATAGTATTGCTAATAGAACAGCAGCTGAACAAGCACAATTAGATATTGAGGCTGGATTTGATGAACAAAGAAAAAATGCAGCTGATAAATTAGCTATTGAACAAGATGCTATTAGAAAAAAACAATTTCAAGCTGAAAAAGCAAATGATGCTACTACCGTTGCTATACATTCAACAGTTGCTGTTGCTAAAACAATTGCTGAACTTGGTGGTGTTGGTGCTTTAACACCTCCAGGAATTGCATTAATAGCTGCTATTATAGCTCAAGGTTTAGTTGCAGAAGGATTGATTTTATCAAAAGAATTTGTTCCAGCTTTTGCTGAAGGTGGTTTAGTTGTAGGACCTGGTAGTGGAACTTCTGATAGTATTAATGCTAAATTATCTAATGGTGAAAGTGTAATAAATGCTAAATCAACAAAAATGTTCGCACCTTTATTATCAGCTATAAATGAAGCTGGTGGTGGTAAGGCTATACCTCATATGGCTCAAGGTGGCTTATATATGGCACCTACAACTTCTACAGGTAATGATTTCTCTGAATTAAAAGATGCGATTTACTCTTTAGCTGATAGACCTATTGAAACTTATGTTAAACAAACTGTTGTTACGAATGCTCAAGATACAGCTCGTAAAATAAAAAATAGAACCACTTTTGGTTAGAAAAATCTACGAATAGAATAAAAAATATATTTAACAAAAATGGAAAATAAATTACCTACTTACAAAATAGTTGTAAACGCTGATGATGATACAACTGGTGTTTATGCTGTAAGTTTAGTTGACCAACCAGCAATTGAAGTTGATTGGATTGCTCTTTCTAAACATATATCTGATTATTATTTTCAAGCCAATAAAGACAAGCAAATGCTTTTTGGACCTCTTTTAATACCTAATAAATTAATTTATAGAAGAGATGAAAGTGGTAATGAATATAATATAGTTTTTGATGAGGAAACTATACAAATTATTGCTGATAAATATAACGAAAATAAATTAGGTGATGTCTTCAATTTTCAACATTCTAATGAAAAGGTTGAAGCAGCTTTACTACAAAACTGGATTACTGGAGATGTTGATAAAAGCCAGGAAATGGGATTTGAATTACCAAAAGGAACTTGGTTTGGTGGTGTTAAAGTAAAAAATGAGAAATTCTGGTTAGAAGAAGTTAAAACAGGATTGGTTAAAGGATTTTCTGTTGAGATAAAAGCTGGAACAGAATTAATAGAAATGACCACAGATGTGGATAAAAATAAAATAAATCTTATGGAAGTTAAAACAAGAGATGGTTTAACTCTTACTTGGGATGGTGATGCTGAAATTGGAAAAGACATCTTTATCATTTTAGAGGATGGGACTAAATCCCCACTTGCTGATGGTGAATATGAATTAGAAGATGGAACTAAAATCGTTGCTCAAGGTGGTAAGGTTGCTGAAATTATTTCTGCTGAGGCACCAGCTGAAGAAGAAATGCAAGAACCAGTAGCTGCACCATCTGTTGATGTATTAGAGACGGTTAAACCACTAATTGAAGAGTTAAGAGGTATTATTGCTGAACTATCAACAAGAATTGACAAATTAGAAAATGTTGAAACTGTTGTTGAAGAAAGTAATGATGAAGAACACTATTCTAAAATCAAAGAATTAGAAGAGAAAGTAGAAACTCTTTCTAAAATGGCTGGAGCTACATCAATCACTAAGAAGACTGATAAAGAAGTTGAAGCTGAGAAAAAACAAGACGCTATTTTGGAAAAAATAATGTTTTACAAGCAAAAATCTACAAAATAAAACAATTTTATATTTAGTATAAAAATAAAAAATAAAAATTAAAAATGAATAATAAGGATTTTAAATTATCATTCACGGATAACACAACTTTTTATGGAAAAGACCTTGAAGGCTTCTACGCACAAGCACTTTTAACAGGTAATTCTAAAGAAGCTTTCCGTTTAATTCCAGATGTTAAGTCTAAAGTTAAATTAGGACAATTAAACATCGGAAACATTTTACAAGCAGCTGATTGCTCTTTCTCTGGTTCAGGTGAAGGAACATTAGCACAAAAATCTTTTGAAGTAGAACCAGTCAAGATAAATCTTGAATACTGCCAGAGAACTTTTGAAACGGATTATTTATCACAATTGTTAAGACCAGGTTCAAACTCTGACCAAGTAATGCCATCATCGGTTGAAAGCTTCCTTTTAGAGCAAGTTGCTAAAAAAGTATCTGCTGATACAGAAAAATTAGTATGGCAAGGTGATACAGGAACTGCTTCTTATCCTCTTTCATTAGTTGATGGTTTACAAAAACAATTATTAGCTGACGGAGCTGTTATTGATGTTGCTGCTACTGCTTCTACAATCACTACTTCAAATGTAATCGGTGAAATCAATAGAGTTTATGATGCTATCCCAGCTGCTATTTTAGATGCTGAAGATTTAAGAATTTTCGTTCCTTCTTCAATTATGAGATTATACAGACAAGCTCTTGCTGCTGCTTCATCTGAGGCATACTACATGCAAAACTATACTGAATTACATTTCTTAAATGTAAGATTGGTTGAAGCTAAAGGATTAGGTGAAAAGAAAATGGTTGCTGCTCAAACTAACAACCTATTACTTTTAACTGACCTTATGTCTGATTTTGAAGATGTTCAAATTTTACCACAAAAATCTGTAACTGGTGTTCCAGTTGTTAGAATGATTGGTGAATTCAAATTTGGAGTTGGATATATCTATGGTTCTGAAATCGTTTATTACAATTAAAAACCACTAAAAATCACTTTGTGAATAAAAAAATAAAATATACAAAATGGCTATATGTAATGCAATATCAAATGGATTAAGTAAGTCTTGTGATAACAATAGTGGTGGTGTTAACAAAATCTATATTACTGATTTTGAAAACGTAACAGCAATCACTACTGGAACATCATCTTCGTTCCCAACAGCTGATTGGGTTGATGGTATCACAATGAGCGGTGCCACTCAATTCTATGAAATTCAAACTAATAAAAATGTTTGTAACTTTACTGAAAGTGTTGCTATTGACTTAAACAATGGAACAACTTTCTTCAATCAAGTTGTAAGTATCATTCTTTCAAGAAGAGAGACTACAAAAAGAGACTTTATTGAAAAATTAGTTGCTGGACAAAAACAATTAATGTTGATTGTTTTAGATAGTAATGGTATTTACTGGTTATTTGGACAAGTTGAAGGAGCATATGTAACTGCAATTGAAGGTGGTTCAGGAACTGCTAAGGCTGATGCTAATGGTTACACTATCACATTAACTGCGATGGAAGCTGACCAAGCTTATCAAGTTGACCCAACAATAATCTCTGGTTTGATTTAATCGTCAAACTCTCTATAGAAAACCCACCTACAATATGGTGGGTTTTTTTATTTTCTACTTTTTAATAAATCTTCATATAAGTCAATAATAATTTGAGCATCTTTATCTCTCTTCTTATGCCACTTCCAGTAAGGTATACCATCACTTATAATCCAATCTGATGGGTAGCACTCTGGACTATTAATAATGTCCCAAAAAACTCTTTTTATTTGATAATCATAAACCTTAGTAATTTTTTTGATTTGTTCATCTGTTGCTCTCATATCTTAATTGTTTCTACAAATATACGGAACTTTTTCTAAATATAAACGATTTACTAAAAAAATATATTTAATAAAAATAATAAAAGATAATGATAGTCATAGGTCAAAATGTGAATAATATACCTCTTTCATTAAATCAATATAATAGTGATTTTAATCTAAATAATGCTAATGGATTTTTTGATAAAGACAATTTTCATTATGTATTTAAGATAACAAATGATTTAACATCAGATAGTTTTATCTTTCAACCTAATTTAGATGGTGATTGGTCAAATGCTGGTGATTTCTGGTGGGGTTCTTCAATGAATATGAGGATGAATGATTTTAAATGGATTATATCACCTACTCAATCTAATTTAACAAATGGTATTATATGTCTTACAGGCTCAAATTGGGATGATAGTCAATGGACTTATGGAGTTTATGTTAATTCAGGCTCACCATTAAATTCAGGAACACCATCTATAAGTGCTACAGCGAGTTTATTAGAAACTGGTAGATTATATTTTGATACATCATTTATAGGTTCTAATTATACACCACCAGCTCCTGAACCACCAACACCATCAAATGCTGATTGGACTTCAGTATACTTATCTACAGATGGTGGATTTATAACAACTATAACAGATATTGGACCATTTGGTGCTGAGGTTTATAGCTTATATTTATTTAATGGTGGTATGACTTTTTCTGATTGGCAAACTGTGTTCGGTCCAACTGTTGATAATGATGACCCACCACTATTCGGAGCAATTCCAGATAAGGTATGGATGTCTGAGGATGAAGCATTCTCATTGTATAGTGAACAATGGATTGTTGCTCAAACAGATAGTATATTCTACTTAATAACATTTACACCAGCTGTCGGTGGTGGGTATGATTTAGTATATCATGGTTCTTTAAGTAGTCCTTGTGGAATTGGAACATATGATGTTAGTTCATCAGATGTATTTGATGCCTTTATAATATCAGGAACTTGTTCATAAAAATAAAAAAACTATATGGGAATAATTGATAATTTTAGATTTGATAAAAAAGTAAAAACAGAGACTACTAAACCAGTAGTTGAGACTTTTAATAGTTCTGTTGAGAGTATGAACCTTTCAGCTGTAACAGATTTACCTAAAATAAAAGAAAAGAAAAATCAAGAGTGGGTTGATTATGGTGATGATAATCTTTATCCACAATTTTTACAAGATATGTTTAATACATCACCAACACATAATGCTATTGTTAAAACAAAAGCAGAAATGGTTGTAGGTGAAGGATATACTTATGATGATACATTTTTAGATGAAAGACAAAGAATAGAGGTTTTAAAATTATTAAAGCAAATAGAAAAAGAAAGTTATAATTTATCAAATGATTTTCAATTATATGGTGCGATGGCTTTTGAATTAATATGGTCTTTAGATTTTTCTAAAGTTGTTATGGTCAATAGATTATGTCCTGCTAATTTAAGAGCTGGTAAATTTGAGGATGGTAAAATTGAAGAATGGTATTATAAAAGAGATTGGTCTGATAGACGCGAAAAAGCCACTTGTATCTACTCATTAAACTTAGGTGATAGAGAACATCATAGACAATTACTTTATGTTCCTAATCAAATGATTTCTAATGAATATTACGGTGAAGCATCATATATTGCAGCTATGGATTGGATTGCTTTAGAAAGTCAAGTTGGTCTTTATTATAGAAGTTTAATTGAAAATGGATTTAATCCTTCTATTATTATTAAGTTTTTTAGAAAACCAGCATCACAAGATGAAAAATCAGAAATCGTAAGGGGCTTAAAAGGTTCATTCGGTGGGGTGAAGAATAGTGGAAAACATATGGTCTTATTTTCTGACGGAAAAGAGCTTGCACCTGATGTAAGTCCAATTGAAGTATCAAATGTTGATAAACAATTCACGGTTATATCAGACCAAATAACACAAAAAATCATAACTGGTGAAAGAGCTACAACTCCTGAGCTATTTGGAATTGCTATTCCTGGTCAATTAGGTTCTGGTGATTTTGAGACAAAAGTAAAATGTTTTGAGAAATTTGTTATCAGACCTGACCAAAGAAGATTTGAGGCAGCTATTAATGAGATTTTGAAACTTAATGGTTATGATGTTAATTATAAATTAAATCAATTTACAATATAAAAAAATAAAATAAGATTATGGCATTCACACCTTGGATTTCTCAATCGTTCTTAAAAACATTAACACCTATCAATACGAATGTTGATATTAGTGAGGTTGCTAATCATATAGAAACTGCTCAACTAATTTTTACTCGTGAATTGTTAGGTAAGTTACTTTATGATGACTTAAATACAAAGTTTATCAACAATACTCTTTCATCAATTGAAACTGAATTATTTGATATCTTAAAACAATCAATAGCTTATCGTTCAGCTGAAATTTATATACCTTTTGCTTCTATTAAAATTAGAAACAAAGGTGTTGTTAGATTATCTGATGAATATGGCCAACAAGCTTCATTAGAAGATGTTAAATATTTAAGACACGAATTAAAAAATAGAAGTGAATATTTTGAGAAGCAAGTTCAAAATTTCCTTTATGAGTATAATAATGATTTTCCTTTATGGTTAAAATCTAAAAACGCCGCTGGTGATAAACAACTTATTTATCCAACTGCTAATTCACCTTATGATAGTGATATTTATATTGATGATTATGAATATAGAATTCGTAGAGGTAGATATTACTATGGACCAAACTCAAATGAACCAGGAAATAGCTATTAATTATGTGTATAGAGAATATAAATAAAGTTAAAAAATCTATTAATAAAGAAGAAAGTCTTATCAAATTAGAAAGACAAATTAAACTTATTAATGAATTAGGTGAAGATGCTTCTAAATTTCATATAATTGATAGAAGAGAAATGACACCTGAATTGATAGAACAATTCAATTTAGCTTTAGACCCTAATTCACCATCTATTAAATCTGTTATACCATCTGGTGAAAAGATTAGAATTAGAGTTGGACCATCAGCTCAAGCCGGATATGATGTAAGATATAACTATGATTTAAGAACTGGTATATCAGGACCTAAGGTCCTACCTAATGGTAGAACAAGAGATTTTTGTGTTCATTTAATTGACGCAAATAAATTATATACTGTTGCTGAAATAAACAGAATGAGTAACGGATTTGATTTACCGGTATTTAGATTTGCCGGTGGTTATTATACTAACCCAGATACTGGTGAGACAACTCCATATTGTCGCCATGCTTGGTATGAAAATTTAGTTATAAAAAAATGAATATAGAAACTTTAATTTTAGGAGCTTTAGTTGGTGTTGTTGGATACTTTTTAAGAGCTACGATGGAAGACTTAAAAAAGGTCAAAGATGTCGCTTATGATACTAAAAATAAATTGGCTGTTTTAGAGAATGATTATCTAAATAAACACTCAGCTCTTTCTGATAAATTTGATGCACTTTGTGATAGTGTAAAAGATTTAACAAATGAGATTAAATTATTAAATAGAGAGTTTAATAAAAAAAAAGATTAATGTATGAAAAGATTATACAAAGAAGGATTAATAACAACGATACTGGGTGTATCAATTTTGATATTCAGCGCAGCAAGTATTTGGAAAGGAAAAGCAGGAGCTGAAGAAATGTCTGGATGGATTGCTCTTGGGTTAATGTTTTTAAGAAGTAAAGATAGTTTAATAGGATTAGAAGACAAAGAAGACTTATGAATTTTGTATATGAAATAATAATTGATGGTGTTAGAAGATATGTTGGTATAACCAATAATATTAAAAGACGACAATCACAACATATAAGAGACTTAAAATCAAAAGATAAGTATTTATATAAGATGATAAGAGAAAACTCACCAGAGACGATTATTTCACTAAATATAATAGCTCAGTTTGATAATAAAGGAGATGCTGCGAGATGGGAATGTAAATTGATTTTAGATGATTATTTTAGCGATAAAAATCTATGGCAATCTTTTCCAGTTAGTATAAAATACTTTTAATAAAAAATAAATTAATACAATGCCAATTAAATCGTGTCAAATAAATAATGAGAAGGGTTATAAATGGGGAGATAGGGGTAAATGTTATGCTTATGACCCATCATCTGAAGAAAGTAAAACAAATGCTAAGAAAAAAGCAATAGCACAAGGTATTGCTATTGGTGATTTAGAAGCTATTGGTGCTCAATTGAATGTTTTAAAAGGTTCTTATAAATTTGAGAAATTAAGAAAAATAGGATTTGATTGGGATGGAACGGCTTCAACTTCTAAAGGTAAAGAAATGATACAATCAGCTATTGACAATGGTGATGATGTTTATATTGTATCAGCGAGAGATAATAAAATAGGAATGATAATAGATGGTATACCACAATCTAAAATATTTGCTGTTGGTTCTAATGAAGAAAAAATAAAAAAGGTTAAAGAATTAGGTATAACTCAATTTTACGATAATAATAGAAATGTAATATCAAAATTACCAAGAGTAGGAAAGATTTTTCTTAATATAGAATTAGCATCTTATACGGATTATCCGGAAGCTGCTAAAGAAAATGCAAGAATAGCTTTAAGATGGGCTGAAGAAAATGGATGGGGTTCATGTGGAACTGCTGTCGGTAAAGCAAGAGCTAATCAATTAGCTAATGGTGAGGCAATTTCTGAAGATACTATTTCAAGGATGGCTTCTTTTGAGAGACATAGACAAAATAGTCAAAGAGAATTAGGTGATGGTTGTGGTCGTCTTATGTGGTTAGCATGGGGCGGTGATGAAGGAATTGCTTGGGCTCAAAGAAAATTAGAACAAATTAGAAAGGGAAACCGTTAATTATAATATATAATTTAGCCATTTAATAAGATGGTCATAATTTTTACTTTGTTTAATCCACATCATTATTTGGTGTGGATTTTTTCATTTCTAATTCTAAGGCTTTCTTTTCTTGCCATTTCTTTCTTTTGTAGGCAGCTTGATATTTATTCCAAGCTTCTTTATTTTTAATCTTCCATTCTTTAGAATAATTATCCATTTTTTCTTTATTTTCTAAATAGTATTTTTTTCCGTATTCATTATCCATAGTAAGTGCCATTTTTTAATATATATTAAAATATGAAAAACCTCTTATGAATAATTTATATTTTAATAAAAAAACCATGACGGTGGAAGACATAATGGATAAATTGATTGCTTGGTTATTCAATCAAATCCACGATATGTTAGTTTATACTGAGGATGAAGAGTATGAAATAGCAGCATCTATAAGAGATGATATAGAAAATAAAATTGTATCAGTAAGTAGATTTTTAATAAAGAAAAAATTAACACCACTTTCTTTTGAGGATATCTATTATAACTTAAATGAAGTTAAATGGACGGTTTTTAAAGAGGTTAATGATATATTAGATATACCAAAAGAAAGATGTGTCTTAGAATAAAAATAAATGATAAGTATGAAGTTAAAACAAAATTATATTAAATTTAAATTAGATGGAGTTCTTTATGACTTTAGTAATTATAATGATGAAAGATTAGAGAGGTTATGGGAAAATAATCCAAATATGAGATTTATATTTGAGCCAATAGAAGCTGAACAACCAATTGAGGTCTCAATACAAACCACTAAAAAAAGAAAGTCAAATGGGAAGAAAAGTTAGAAAAGATGTTATAAAGTCAATAGTAGAAAGAACTGAAGATTATTTAGAGGTTGAAAAGTTTATCTATGAGATAAAAAGAAAAGCTTTTAGAGCAGATTATGTTGATTTATTTAGATTAGTTCATGTTTATGATTTAGCTTTCCCTAAATTAATTTTTATACCTATGATGTGTAATATAGAAAAGAGTTGTGAAATAATGTTTTATAAGATATGTTGTTGGTATATTGACCAAAAACAAAAAAGAGAAGAGTTTAACATTTAACTCTTCTCTTTCATATATGTATGATTTTAGTAATTAAGTTTTATATTTAATCATATCCCATTTGTTTATTGGGTTTTTCAATATGTTTATTATATTTTTTAATTTAATTAAATCTTCAATAAACTCACTACCATTTATATCTGTGTAAATATATTTTCTTCTCATCATATTTAATTCACGGAAGTAGGTTGTGCCCTTAAATTGATGCATATATTCATCAATCTTCCAAATAACTTTTAATTTTAATTCATCTTTAATCATATTCCTAAATCTCCTAATTTTTTATCTCTTCTGAGCATCTTTAACCATTTTATAAAACCAATAGTATTGAAAATATATGTCTCTGTGTTTATTGAATTACAATCTGGACGAAATAAAATAAGTGCTTTTATATTACCATCTATTGTTTTTTTACCATTAACCTCGGTATATGTTGAGGATATATCATCAATACTTACTTTATCTAAATAAGTATCTGGTAGTTTTAGAACTTCATCTAAAAACTTTCTTCTTACAAAATGACAATAGTCATCGTAATAATCTAACTCATAATCCTCAAATGTGTTTAGATTAATTTTGTTTAAGTGCATGTTGAAAATCATTCCATCTTTCATTTTTTTATTGCTTCTTTTTTATCCCATTCGGGTGATTTTTTAATCTTAAATGTCTTAAAGTATTTCTCCATCTCAAATCTGTTACATAGATAAGCATTAACCGCTCCATCATCACCAACACCTCTTTGATATCTAAATAAATTTGGTTTTTCTTTCATAATAGTTTTTAATTTATCTACTTCTATCATATAAGCTATTTCCCATTCTGGATAAAAGTAAATAAAGTAGTCAGCTGATGTTATACTTATACCTGATAATTTACCTCTACAAAAAGTTTCTATAACCATATTATTAGTAATTCTATTAAACTTCTCCCATCTATCAGTTTTAACTTCTATTTTTATTATACCCCTATTATGTGTTTTTATTTTAATATCGTGTTTGTTATCATTATTATATTCAATAATTTCCCAATTAAATCTACATCTTAGATATTCAGCTACAAGTCTTTCTCCTAAATTACCATCTTCTAAGTCAGATAACCATTTCTCTTTTTTCATAATTAAATCCTTTTTTAAGTATATATTTACATAAAAAAGGATTTTTTTATAAAGGTGGATTATTTATGGTTAATCAATTCTATAATACATTCAATTATGT